ATGCAGCGGTGAACGCTGGCGCGAATCAAGCAATTAAGTGGTTGCAGAGTGCTGTAGGGGTTAAAGCTGATGGAGTTATCGGCCCAGTAACCCAACAATCAGTAAACGTAGCCCCTGCTCAAGCTACACGCCAAAAGATGATTGGCAACCGACTTCGCTTTATGACTGAACTAAAGAACTGGCCTTCCTTTTCTAAAGGATGGTCACGGCGTATTGCGGCAATTTTGGAGATGTAAATGGCTTTTGACCCAATTTCAGCAGGAATAGAGTTTGCCGGTAAAGTAGTGGATAGGATTTGGCCTGACGCTACTGAAAAGCAAAAGGCTGAAGCTGCACAAATCGTTGCGGAGTTGGCGCATGAAGAAAACATCTTTACCAAAGAAGTTGAAGATAGAGCGTCTGCTAGGGATCGTGAAGCGCAAATTAGCGTGGCTGAAGCTGCCCCTACGATTAACAAGGTCATCACGCCTATTCTTGCTATCGGTGTTGTGGTATCTAGCTTTCTACTTTTTGGTGTTACTTTGTTTGCTAGTGATGTCGTTGACGCGAACCGTAAAGACCTAGCCATTTACATACTGGGTGCTCTTACGACTGCCGTAGCACAGGTTTTATCGTATTACTTTGGTTCTAGTAGCGGATCGGTTCAGAAAAGCGACTACATTGAGAAAATGATTAAGAAATGACGCTTGATGACGATGCAACAATGCGAGAAGAACACTTCCGTGACCTTGCCCTTAAACACAGAAAGCCTACTGGCCCAGCTTCCACAGGCCATTGCTTATATTGCAATGCAGAACTGGATGGTGGCAAACGCTTTTGTGATGGCTGGTGCAGGGATGACTGGAATCTTGAACAGGAAGCCCGTAAACGACAACGTGGCCGATACTAACTGAATACCCGCCGTCCCCCTGCGTGGTTTTTCCCCTCCTAGCGAGGGGATTTTTTTCACTTGATAGAAGCCTGTTCCCGTATCTTCTGATCGTAAGCCTCACCACTACCCCGATGCTTACAGCCTTCGCACCACGGGTCTTTAAGGCTCATGTCAAACCGACATTCACGGCTCATTACGAAATTAACGATTTGCTTCTTGTTGCCCCAATCAGAGGCTACATAGCTATAAGCAAAAGGTTTTCGATTGTGACACCCGTACCTTTTACTATCATCGTGTTTAACGCTTTCGTGTACTTCGTGGTCAAGCACCGGCATGGGGTTTACCTTTAGTGTCGTACTGTTCAACCAGGTTGTATCGTTGTTTATACAGTTCCGCAAACTTGGTCAATTCTCGTAGGGAAAAGATATACAAAGGATTGTCGTTCATGCCTACGGGGATATAGGCACAGCCGGAATCTAGCGCAACTTTAGACAAGTAAACATCGTTTTGCATCATTTCACCTTGTAAACGTAGATTTGAGTTTTATTCCTACGAATCTTGATACGGGTCAGCAGACCTTCTTTGAACATCGTAGCAAGAATCACACTACAGTAGTTACGGGTTAGTTTTGTTTTTTTCTCTACTTGAACAGCGGACATATACTCGGTTTGACCTTCTAACAGCTTGTAAACCTGTTTAGCTGCCGGTGAGAATGTCTCTTGAACGGGTCTGCGAGGGTCGTAGACGCGTTTTGGAGGTGGTGCATAGGGCTCACCATTAGAGAAACCAATTCGATGCGTATAAACATTGCTTGCTACTGGAGGAACGAAGGTTCCATAGAACATTTCAGTTAGTGTCATTTTCTTAAAAGTAAGGGTGGGCTGGCATACAAATTCCCGAATCTCATCTCCACAGAATTGATTGAAAAAAACCAGCCCATTGAGAGGGTGGGTATCCTGCATTTTCCCGATGCAGCGTCTCCTAGACAAATTCAGGGATCGGCTTCGGATACCCGTTAAAAGGGTGGGGCGGTTGTTGATTCACCTTAAAACAGCAACTAGCCTTTCAGTTAGTTGATTAAGTGACCGCCCCGTAAAACTTAAAACGGGAAATCGGAAGAAGATGCAGGTTCTACCGCTTCGCCGCGCTTATCCAATACCAATAACTTGAGAACTTCTACGTCTGTTCGGTACTGTTTCACGCCGTCTTTCTCCCATGAACGGGTTTTGATACGGCCTTCTACAAATACTTTAGACCCCTTCTTAACGTAGTCAGAAGCAATCTTTGCCAGTTGGCGGTAGCACACGCAGTTGTGCCATTCGGTCGATTCTTTCTTTTCTCCGTTTTTATCCGTCCATTGGTCGGAAGTGGCTAGTGAGAAGTTAGCAACCTGGTCGCCGTTATCAAATGTTTTAACCTGCGGCTCTTGGCCTACGTTACCCAGCAGGAAAATCTTGTTTACTGAACTCATTTTTTACCCTTAATTAGTTGATATGCTGCATAACGACTACCATTTTTAGCAATACGTCTGTGGGTGACGATGTTTAGCCCACGATGACGAAGAATCTCAATATGAACTGCCAGACGGATAGTGCCACACCCGTTGAAAGCGTCAATTTGGGTCAGAATCTTACCCTTTTTTAGCTGTGTTTGAACCCAATCAATTTGTAACATTTTCTTCTCCTAGATTGATTTGAACTTCTGAACTTTTGCTTCTACTTCGTCAAGAAACTTCTTTACTGCTTCTTCCATCTCTGCAATGTATTCATCATCTCTTTCGTAGCGAACAATGAATAAATGCTTTGATTCATCTTCTAGCCTATCGTCATAAGACACAAAATCGACCCACTTACGACCAGTACAAGCTAGTTGCCAGGCCATTTGTGGAATGTATTTTGCTGGAGGCTTACCGGCTAAAATATATTCAACGTGCGTAAGAGAGTTAGGGCATTTGATTTCAATAAGGCCTTCACCAACTATGCCATCAGGGCTGCATCCAAAGCCTTCAATAGTAGGATGGTCAATAAATGCCACCTGGTCTACAAAGTTATGGGTTGCAACTTCATAAGCTACTCGAGCTTGTGGCTCTGTTTGAGTACCCCATTCCATAGCTGCATTGGTATATGATGGTTCAATGGTCTTGGTAATTCTTTGCAAGGCAAGCTCAATCAGATAGTTTTGTCTACTAGCTGAAGGCCCAGTCTTTGTCTTTGCAAGTATGTCAGCCACCCTAGAGGCAGTTACTTTGCCCCTACGTAGCTCATGCCATTCAGGTGTGCCTTGCTCCACTGCCACTCTATCTTCAGTAGTAAATGTGGTCATTTCTTTGCCTTTCTAGCTGCTATTTCACGTTGGAGAATGTGCCAAAACATAGATTTGATAATCATTTACGAGCCTCCATCATTGCATCAGCAATTTCATAAGCACATTCGGACATTCTTGCTATACCTTCAATCCATCCTTTACCTACATTGCCACCGCTTCCCCAGTTATGTTTTTTATCAAAAATAAGAACTGACATGGCTTTGGTTGCAAAATAATCTCGCACTTCTAATGGTGCGGTGTATTCCCCTAAATGTTCCAAAATTACTTTCATGACAATTCCACTTTCTTTAAATCTTTAGCATTGGCAATAATTTGAACTGCATTTTTGTCTTTAGCTAGGATTGCATAGGCTTTGCCATAGGAATCTTTAAGTTCAGCTATGTTCTTGCATAGGTTAATTTGCTCCACCCAAAACCTAGATTGCTCTGTTAAATCCACTACTTCTTCTTCAGGTATATCTTCACCTGCATAGATGTAGAGGCCAATACCATGTAGGGCAATTCCTTTAGCTAGGCACCGTTGCATGGCAGTGTTGACTGCAAAAGCATCAGGATTAGCAATGGCTTTGTTTTGAGCATTTAGCACAGGTAATTGGGATGTCATGGTCTTGCCAAAAGCAGTTACAGAACAAAAGACCATCAAGGTTTCACCAAATTGCATAGGAGATTGGTATTCCCATGTAGCCATTGGGTCAGCCTGTAGCAGCTGGTCCACAGCCCATGCCCATGAAAGGTAGCTAAATTTACCTTTCTTCTCTATTTTTTCATTTACATTGATTTTACGTAGTTCTAAATATGACATCACTTACTCCTTAGTAGTTGTTGGTAACTCTATCAGTAGCCCAATGCTCTTGATATTCATAAGACAAATTCCATAATTTCCTGCCTAAAGCCTCAAAATCCCTTGTTTCAAGCATTTCTTCTAATTGTTTGACCAATTCAGGGTCTTGGACACCTTCAAAGGCCTCGCAAAAGTTGCTCCAATTGCATGGGTTGTATTCATCTTTCATAAGCTCTGCAACTTCATATTGCAGCTCATCAGAGTCCATGTAGTCATCTTCAGGCTCATAGTAGGCATCATGTCTATTCATTCCCATGATTAAACCCCTAGTGCAA